ACTCTTGAGCATTACTTACTAAATCTTCTCTTTCAGCATTTGTAGTATCTAATAATGTAGTATAACCATCTAATCCATCAGTATCAGGATTTTCCATGTATTTAGTTAAGTTTCTATTTATTGTTGCTATTGCAATATCTACATTTGTAGGCTCATCTTTTACACCACTTGGTTGATATATTTCATTATCATCATTGAGGTCTACTTGTAATACTGCTTCTCGATCCATTAATGCAGCATTTTCTAATAAAGCTCTATGTTTAGAATTTAATCTTGCTCCTTCAAATTTAAGTTGTTTATCTCTTTTCCATACTTCAGGTAAAGGTAATCCAGCTTTGTATTGTGGATCAAGACTATTATATAAATTTTCATATGAAGCAGATTTTTCTGTAAGTTCTGCTAAATGACTATCAACAAATGTTTGATCCCAGTCTTTGTAATCAGTGCTTTCCATAATTCTAGAAGTATTAGATAACCATACATCAGTAGCATCACTCATAATTTTAATATCATTTTGCTGTGTTATATTATAATGTCTATTTATTATTTGCTGACCTTCTCTAGCAGCCATCATACCAGCATATTGTTTTGCCCAACCTTTGTATTTATTAGGTACAGCTTCTACTAATGCATCAATATATGGAGAAACAGTTTCATTAAATCCTTTTGGATCAATTCTTTTTGCCATAGCAAATTCATTTATTGCTTTATAAGTATCTATACTAAACTGTGCTTTCCATTTTTCTTCTTCTCTTACTGCTACTCTTTTTGCTTGTAAGTCTAAAGTTTTACCAAGTGTATCACTTGCTGTTGCAAGCCAATCACCACCGTATGCTGGTACTACACCCATTCTATTAGCCATAGAGCTAGGAGTTACTGATGTTTGTTTTTTACCTGTTGTTAGTGCCATTATCCTACTGTCTCCATAAATTTCTTAAAATCTATGTTTGGTTGTTTATTTCCTTCTTTGTTGTATTTATACAACGCCATGCCATTTGTTAATCCTATAGCAATAGAAGTATAACCACCAAATACTAAATCTTTTTCTTTCATATTATTTTCAAATAACATACTTGTAAATTTATTATCTACTGCATTACCCATTAATCTAATAGTAGCTATGTCTTTATTCATTTTGTTTTCTACTTGTTTATTAATATTTAAAAAACTCATACCATCATCATAATATCCAGCAGTAGATTGAAATGCTTTATTTTGTGCTAATTCTGCTAAAGCAACATCTCGTCTATCATTTTCTGCCTCTATTGCTTTTAGTCTTGCTAATCTTCTTTCTGTTTCTACTCTATAATTTTCTCTTGCTAAAGCTGCTCTTTGAGATTGTATACTAGCTATTTCTGAAACAGTTCTTGCTCCAGTAGCTGCAATAAAATATGTAGAGCTGTCTATTTCTTTAACTGATTCAAATAATGTACCTATCTCAGAACTCATGCAAACTGTATCTCCATAGCTATTCCTAATACTTTTAATGGTAAAGGATCGTTTTGTGAAATAGTAATTGTTGGACTTTTACTATATCCTAAAAAATTAAACTCTTTTTTATCTGTTACTGCTGATAAATCACTACCAGCTGTAAAGTTTACTTGTTGTATTACTAATTCTTTTGCTGACAAATCTTGTGCTTTCATAGTTATATCTAAACCACCAGATATATCTATTATAGCTTTATTAACTCTTTTTGGCTGACCAGTCAAAGGCCCACTATCTATTTCTTTATCTATTGGCATAGTTTCTAATATAGGTGTAAAATTAAATCCTACACGAACACCAGTAGGAAAAGGTGCTGATGTAAGAGTAATTCTACTATTAGAATCTACTGTAAATTCACCTAATGATCCATTACCAAATACTGCAAATACTTTATCTGTATTGTCATAGATAGCATTTACTGTATGCATAAATCCATCTACTATTGTAATGGCAGCATTATTTGATGGTGTTGCTGCAAGATTTTTATTTAATTGTAAATCAAATCCAGCAGATGTTTGTGTAACAGCAGTTATTGTATATTCTGTTGCATTTCCAGCTATAGTAAAAGTTTCTTGTATTGCTGGTGCAGTAGTAAAACCATCTGTTGATAAAGTGTTACCAGATTGTGAGCCACCATTTACTAGAGGTGTACCTTTCTGAAATACAGTAGTTGTAGTAGAACAGTCTAGTGTAATGCTATCATCATTAGCAAATTTTTCTAATAAATATTTTGTACCACTAGGCATAACTCTTTTTACTACTACAAATAATTTATCATTTAGAGCTGTAATACTATGAAATTTATCTCCATCTTGTGTTTCATACATTGTCCAACCAGCAATCTTTTCATCTCTAATACTATGAAAGACTGCTATTTTACCATCATGTGTTGTGCCACTGTTTAAGAAAAAAGCAAACTGTTCTGGTTTTATTTCATTACCTGTAATCATTGATAATTGTTTAGGTGTATCAATTAAATGAGAAGCTAATACAGATACACTTGTTGATCTATATGCTTGTTCTACATCTGAGAATACATATTCTCTAATTGATTTACCATTCTTTTGACTAAACAAAGAAGCACCATCAAAAGGTATTGGGTTAGCTCTATTGCAGCCATAAGGTGTTTGTCTTAAAAAAGATATACTACTTGGTGTTATAGCAGCTGATTGAGAAGATACAGGTACAAAAAACTCTCCACTATCTGTAAAGATTTGTAAGTTTCTTGATGATACTAGATGTCTTATTTCATTTACAGTATCACCAGTAATAGATACATTTATACCTTCATTTGCTAATCCTGTTCCTAAATCAAAATTAAAATATCCTCCTATTTGACTTGCAACAACTGCTGAAGGTTTATCTCTAGCTCCAGCAAACCAAAGTCTATTATCATGGAATGACACAGCTTGTGGGAATCCTCTTACACTAGATAGTAATTGTTCTGCCCAATCTGCTTCTGCACTTGTTCCAGCAAGTGTTTCTACTATTGTTATTGTAACTTGTGTTGCACTTGTAAACCCAGTAATCTTAACTTGTTTACCACCTATTTTTAAATATGTACCATTATGTCCTGATACAAAAGCATCAGCACTAGCAGTTAAAGTAACACCAGTACCACTTGTAGCTGCTGGTGTAACTGTAATTGTACTGTCTGCATATTTATAAAATGGTTGTGTAGTTTTATTTACACCACCTACTGTAACAGAATCATCTTCTTCAAATGCAAATGCACTTACAGTAAATGTACTAGCAGAAGTTCTTTTAATCTGTCTAATAGGATTATCTCTATGACAAATAAATACAGTATCTCCAAACTGTGCAAAGTTTAATTCAAATAGCTGTGCAGTAGTCCAATTACAATTAGAAGTAATGTTAGATTGTATTGCTGATCCACTAGAGTTGTATACATCTAATCTATTGTTAGATAAAACAAATAAAGCTACTTCATCATTAGAAAATATAAATGGTATTAATCTACATTCTGCTGGTAAGGTAGCCATATATTCTGTAGCTGGTCTACGCATTACTCCACCCTCATCAAGAAGATACCAGTTTCTTACTTGTTTACCACCTTCAAAATATGCTTTGGCATCTGTTCTAGCATTTAAGAGATTGTTTATTTCTCCAGCAGAAAAATTTGTATATACTTGTCTTACTTTTCTCGGCATTATGACTGAACAAGTCCACTACGACTGCTTCTCCTATCTGTAATAAATCGATTAGTAGACAGCGTTTTTGTTGTAGTTTCCTGTGAGTCAGTATTTTTAGCTATAAGTAATTGTCTTTCAGAAAGTTGGTCAAACTCTCTAACCATAGCTGCATCTCTTGCTATACTACCAGCAAAGATACTAGCTAGTTTATATTCTATAGCTAAACGAAAATGAGGTGGGAAATGATCCTCGTTCTGTCTAAAGATATAATCCATTATTACTGTACTGTTTTGACCAAAACCATTTAAGTAAACTTTATCTTCATATCTTTGATATGTAAGTAATGCATCATTACAAGTTATTGCTATAATTTTTAAACACTGTGGATTAGCTGGGATTTGATATGCGTATTCAAATCTACCAGCTGGTGCATCAGCTAGTAATGATAACTGTTTTTGTCCTGTAGCAAATCTCCAGTTTGATCTTACTAGAGTAGATTCTACTATTTCTTCGTATATTGTATTTGTTGTTAATGCTTCTGTAGTACCATCAGTAAATGATGAAATAGGATTTGCTCCTATCATTATTAATGCTCTTGAAGCTATATCTACTTTTGTTACTGCCATATTAAGCTCTTTGTCTTAATTGTACTCCACCTTCAATATTAGGAATAATAATAGATAAATTTTTACCAGTAATATTAGATATTTTATATTTTTTTGCTAAATTCATTACTGTATCTTTAAATTCTTTACTTCTTGCTTTTGGATCACTAGAATCTATAATACTATCTAATACTGCTAATTGTGTTCTAACATCATCAATTTCTTTTTCAGATAATTGTTTTGCACTAAATACAACATTAGCATTTTTATCTCTATAAGTTGTAGAAAATCTACCATCACTCATTCTTGTAACATTATATTCTTGTTCTGGTTTTGCATTAGATTTTGTTAATGATGAAGCTAATCCTAAAGCACCAGCAACTCCAGCTACAGCTGCAATATTTCTACCAGAAACAAATCCTCCAGTAGCTTTATCTATATCTTTTAAAGATTCAGTAGCTGCTATTCCAGCAGGACTTCTTGTTGCTTTTGATACTGTTTCTTTTGTTGCTTTTATAGCTTTTTTACCTACTTGTGTTGCAGTTGCTCCAGCTCCTACTACTGCATCAGGTGTATTTATAATTCTTCTTGTTGTTTTATCTGCTTGTATTGCAGCTTCATTTGGATTTGGTGAAGCTTTTGCTTTATCTAATTCTTTATTAACTAATTTTTTTTTAACTCTACGACCTTTAGTATCAAGGTCTTTTTTCTTTTTTTTGGCTACATTAATAGCTTTACCTACTACTTTAGTTGCTCCTTTAATTAAACTTCCAGCTATTGCCATTATATCTCCATATTTAAGTGGGGGTAAAAACCCCCACCATTAGTAGTAATTATGAAAGTAAAGCAGTTCTAACTTGAGTAGCGCTTGCTGTAGTTACGATTAACATATCTACTACACCATTCGAGCCACCACTGTTTACTATGATTACATCTCCAGCTGTCAATTCAGTTGTAGATAGTAAAAAGTACTCGTTGTCGTCTATTGTACCTATTGCGTCGCCATCAGCGTAGTACCACATGCTGTTGGTATCTCCCATTTGAGAGATTTTTTTAATAGGGTTTGCTAAAGCGTATGCCATATCTATCTCCTATTCCGCACACTTCTGTACTCTGATACCGTTATCGTCAATCAGTATTGATCCCATACTTAAGTATGAAGTCATTAAGTGAGAGACTTTTTCAGGTATATAGTTAACTTCAGTTCTAACTTCTGATCCAATACCTAGACCCATTGATGACTTGTGCCAACAAATTGTGTGTCTATCAGTTGATCCTGATGTATCAAGACCTGAGAATACGAATGTTAAGAAACCTAAGAATCTCTTAGCTGTGTAGTTCATACCAGCATAAGGTAATTCTGAGTTTCCTAAGTACTCACTTCTTGTCCATTGATCATCAGATAATAAGTCAGACCATTGTTTTGGACCGATTGCCCAATATCTTTGGTTGTCATCTGGCACAGAATTTGTACCGAATAACGCTTGCATATCTTTAAACTTATCGACATTCATGTCAGTAGCTAAAGATGTAGCACCATTTGCACCAGCATTGTTTGCAACAGTAGTTGCAGACGCCATTGCATCAGTAATGATGCTGTCAGTCTTACGACCTAAAGCATAAGCTGCATTATTTGCAATTACGCTTCTTTCGTCAATATTGGTTTTCAGTTCATCTAGTTTGTCTACGTAATCAGACGCATAGAAATCTGATAGAGTTGCAGTAACATTTGAGTGTGAAATGTTCATAGCAACAATCTCAGCATGTCTTGCTTTTGTAGTAGCTTCACCTGTTCCAACTTTTTGGAATTTTACAGATTCACCACTAACACCATTTACGGTACGAACTAGCCCTTTGAACTTACTACCCATTCTTTGGTATGCCATATGTACTTCAGCCTCAAACTGAGTAATAAAAGCATTAGTAATTTGAGCAGACATTCTAACCTCCGTGTTTGCTTATTTGTTACCTAGATTGTCACACAGGGGTTTGATTTGTTATCTTTACAGGCAAATCTAGGGCCTTAGTGGTCTATTGAGACCTTACTGACATATTTTTTACTGATTTTCAATTCACAAATATCAACAACATTTTCTCTTGGAATAACACAAGTGTCACCAATATCTGTTTCATTGTATGACATATATAAAATAATTACATCTGAATTATCTACTAGTAAGAAACCATCAGTATAATTGATAGCTGGTTTATACTTCTTGGCAGTTTCTGGATCAAGCCACTCAGAATGTGACTCTGCATCTCTCCACTTAACCCTCAGCCTCTTTCTTGTTTCCATAGTATTTTTCATATAAGTTTGATACTTTTTCTATGTACGCTGGGTCTTTGTCTAACCAATATCTTTTATCTTGCATCATAGATCGTAAATCATTTAAACTAGGTGCTGCTTCAATAGCAGTTTCTGTAGTAGGTATTGGAGCATCTTTATTTAGTTTCATTATTTCTTCTACTAATTTTACTCCATTAGCAGTATTTGCTATCCTAGACATTGTTTCATATGCTTCAGTAGACAAATTCTTTTTTGACCATAGTTCAGCAGCTTCTATTCTAGCAGTTGCATTTTCACCTAATATTTCTTTTTCACTTTCTAGACTTGGTAAGCCATCTACTTCATTATTTATAAATGCTTTAATACCGTCATCAAATTGTTCCTGAGTAAGGCCATTATCTTTGGCTGTTTTTTGCCACCACTGTAGTAAAGGCATATCAGCATTGATATCGACATCAACTCCCTCTTCCAATTCAGGTTTGGTAATTTCGTAGTTTTCAGGTACTTTAGCTCTTTTTTCTTTTTCAATATCTTCGCGTACTTGTTTTGATAATTCATCTGTTCTTGCTCCCAATTTTTTTTCTAGTGAATTATAACTTGCTGAAAGTTCTTCAACATTTACTTCATTTAAATCTTTATTCCAAAATTTTTCAGGAACATACTCAGGTCTTTCTTGAGTATTTGTTTCCTGTGTTTCTTGTGTTGTTACTTCTTCAACCATTCTTTACCTCGTCTAATTCTATTTTTAATTTGTTGTAACATATACCTTTGACCTTCCAAGTGCCATAACACTCTAGTATCAGCAGTAGGATTTACAGTAGTATTATTAACAATACTATCGAAATATTCCAATATTTTTTTGCCATCTGGATCAGAAAATACTGCAGCAAAGATTCTATCTAATTCTGCTATTTGTTGTTTACTGTCTTGGCTCTTGTGTACTAGGGATTCCCAACTCATTTTGTGCCATATTAGACTGTTGAGTCATGTTTTGCAACTCTTGAATTATTTGTTGTTGCTCTTCTGGGTTTCTAATAAGTTTTTCTGGTAATCCTAATTTATCTGCTAAATATCTAGCAACTTCATCTTGTTTAACAATCATATTAAGTATTTGTGGACCAAATGTTTGAGCTAAAATACCATTAAAGTTATTTACAACTGCTATATCTTGTTGATGTTGTGCTTGAGATAAAGGAGATTGAGATACTACTTTTACTTCTCTATTATCAATTTTAGGAATTTCAATTCTGCCTTGTTTAGATAATATTCTAATAACTCTACGAAGTACAGGTGTTACAAACTCTGCTTGTAATCTACCAAATGATGATCCTATTTGTCTTGATAGATCAGACATTCTTTCTGCAACTTCTGTAGCAGACATTGGTGTTCCTTCAGGTCTACCAAGTGTTTCCATATATAATGCTTTTTTAATATTCTGACGCATATCACCAAGTACTAACTGTGCCACATCAAATCTACCAGCTCCAGCTAAAGGTGTAAGACCTCTACTGTTTGGAGCTACTGGAATCAAAGCGCCCGGAACTAGATTTATATTATCAGGATTTACTACTCCATCATCTTCATAAGTATATATACCACTAATATTCATCTGTGCATTTTGTAGTATTAGTTCTACTGTAAGGTTAGTAGTTTTAATAGCAGCCATACTATTGAATACTGGGCCACGACCATAAACTTCACCTGATCCTTTGTTCCATCTAAATACAACATAAGGATTGCTACCAGTTCCTTCTAATTCTTTTTCAAAAATTACTTCTTCTTCATTCATACAAGCTACACAGTATTTATATTTTTCTACATTTGGCTCATCATATAAACGATATACAAGCTCAACTATACTTGCTTTTTTGTTTCCATTTTTTTCTATCTGTTCCATCATATTTTCTGACATTACAGATTGAGGATATGCTACCATAAGTTGATTGTATGGTATTTTTCTTTTTCTAAATATAGTA